ATAGAGAGGACGCTGCCAATGAGCTTATGGACATAGCCTTTAAGATGTCCAATGGTGAGGTAACATCTTTACATAAAATAGTTCAGTTCACAGAAAGGCGTGAAGAGGATTTCATGCCAGCATTAAAGGTATATTTTGAGAACATGGACATTGACTCATTGTTGGAAAAGAATGAGCTACAATTTAAATGGAAGTTCAACATACCCACAGTGGCACAGTTAGTGCCGGGAGTAAATGCAGGGCAGATAGTGGTCGGTGCTGCTCGTCCAAACACAGGTAAGACCAGTAGTCATGCCTATCTTTGTGCAGGTCCGGGTGGGTTTGCCCATCAGGGAGCACGAGTTATGGTTCTGGCTAATGAGGAAGCCACAAGTAGAGTATCTTCACGGTATCTCACTGCTGCCTGTGGTATGAGCATAAAGGAGATTGTTAAGAACAAAAATCGGGCAGAGGAATTGTTTAGTCCCATCAAGGACAACCTCAAAATCACTGACGCCACAGGGTGGGACTTGGATCGTGTAGAACGAGCAGTCAAGGCATATGAACCAGACATTGTGATTGCTGACATGGCAGACAAGTTTAATCCAGAAGGTAGGTACACTGCTCACCATGAACAACTCAAGGCTACGTACATTCGCTTTAGAATCATAGCCAAGCAGTATAACTGTGTTTTGTTTGCCATGTCTCAACTATCTGCTGAAGCAGAGGGCAAGGTGTTTGTGAACATGAGTATGTTGGAGGGCAGTCGTACAGGCAAAGCAAGTGAAGCAGACGTACTGTTTTGCATAACTAAAACTCCTATGGTAGAAGGACAACAAGAGGAAGAAAGTCCTGAGAGGCATTGGTTAGTTCTAAAAAATAAGTTGACAGGAAAACATGGTCGTGTTATAACAATGCTTGATCCAGAAACAGCCACATACAGTGCATAGGAATGTGACATGAAATTAACTATAGACGTAGAGAATACTGTTTCTAAACTACCATCTGGCAAGATTCTTCTTGATCCATTTACAGAAGGAAACAAGCTTGTCTTGGTGTGTACAAGAACAGACAATGGTGAGGAATCCTCTTTTTGGTTTAGCCACTCTACACATAGTACTGACAATGCTAAAGAACTTTTACAGGCACAGCTAGATCAGGCTACGGTGTTGGTATGTCATAATGCACAGCATGAGTTGGTGTGGCTGTGGGAAACAGGCTTTACCTACGATGGACCTGTCTTTGATACCATGTTAGTTGAATACCTTTTTCAAAGGGCAATCAAACAGCCTTTGTCACTACAGGCAGTGGCAGAGAGGTATGAACTTGAGAACCAGAAGCTCGATACTCTTACCGAAAGTTTCAAGAAAGGGCTATCTGTAGATGAAATAGATGGAGATGAGTTAGAAAAGTATTGTAAAGTTGATGTACGAGCTACGCAAGAACTGGCAAATTGTCTACGAACAAAGATGTTCACACAGGACTATGCTCCACTTCAAAATGTAATTACATTAACAAATGATTTGTGTGTCTTGTTGTCTAAAATATATTACAGAGGGTTTTCAGTTAATGTAGATGCACTACAGAATGTTAAGAGAGAATTTGAAACAGAACAGAAAGAAATACAAGACTCTTTAAACAAGCAAGTTCATGCACTTATGGGGGATACTCCAATCAATCTTGCCTCTCCAGAGCAGTTGAGTATGGTCATCTATAGTCGTAAGCCTACAGACAAACCTACATGGGCCAGTAATTTTACCAAGTACATGAAGAAAGCTGCCTTTGATGTAGCTGTGAAAGAAAATGCAGAGTATGTGTACAGAACCACAGCGATACAATGTAAGAAGTGCTTTGGTAGAGGATATAACATAGTCCTTAAAAAGGATGGCACACTTGGTAAGGCACGTAGAATTTGTAAGGAATGCAACAAGGCGGGAATATTGTACATTCCAAGCAAAAAGATTGCAGGACTTAAATTTACTGCTCCTTCTGCATCTTGGGTAGCTAATCATGGATTTAGTACCAGCAAGCTTAACATAGAGATGTTGGAGGAAGCAGCAAAGCGTAGAAACCTACCCGAAGCAGAGAGTTTTCTGTATAAGGTACGAAGGCTGTCTGCTTTAGATACATACCTGTCATCTTTTGTGGACGGTATTAATACTTTCATGAAGTCTGATCATAAACTACATGTAAGGCTAGTGCAGCACAGAACTACAACTGGTCGTTTGGCTTCAGATTCTCCCAATCTACAGAACATGCCTCGTGGCAATACCTTTCCTATTAAAAGAGTTTTTCGTTCACGCTGGCCCGAAGGTAAAATAGTAGAGGCTGACTTTGCTCAACTTGAGTTTAGAGCAGCAGCCTTTCTAGGAGAGGATCAAGTTGCCAGAGAAGAGATAAACACAGGGTTTGACGTACACAGCTACACAGCAGACGTTATTACCAAGTCTGGTCAACCTACAACTAGGCAAGAAGCCAAGGCACACACTTTCGCACCTCTCTTTGGTGCTACTGGATTTGGTAGGACGAATGCAGAGGCAGCATACTACCAACAGTTCACAGATAAATACTATGGCATATCTAAATGGCACACAAAGCTGGCTAATGAAGTTATGTCTACAGGAATGGTGACTACACCTACAGGTAGGCAGTTTTCCTTTCCAAATGCAGAGCGTAGGCAGGGAGGAACAATAACTTATTTCACGGCTGTCAAAAACTATCCTGTGCAATCCATATCTACAGACGTAGTGCAAATGACACTTATCATGGTAGAAGAAAAAATGAGACAAAAGCAATTAAAAAGCATGATTGTAAACAGTGTGCATGACAGCATTGTTATAGACACATATCCAAATGAAGAAAATGAGGTAAAGCAATGCATATTTGAAGTAGAAAATAACATTAGAAATAACTTTCTTACAAAACTGGGCGTAGACTTTGACGTTCCCTTGATAATGGAATGTAAAATAGGAGAAAATTGGATGGAGCTAGAAGAATACGCTTGACAATGCCATTGAAACAGGTATAATGGGTCAATCTTTTTATAGAAAGGAAAGCATTAAATGGAAACAGAACTAGTCAATATGGATAATACTAACTACGATATGATTGCTTCAATAATGGGTATTGAAGAGACAGCTAACAGGCCATCTAAGGCTGCAGACAATTTGTGTCGGCTTCGCATTTGGAACCGACCTGTCATGGGAACAATTGACAAAGGCGGTAAGAAACGTCAAATGGAAGTAGTTCCCGGTGGTGCATTTAGGTTTGATGATGGCACAGGACAATATACCTATTCCGAAAGCATAAAATTTCGTCCTTTTTTACAACGCTTTCGGTATAACCGTTGGTTGCCATACCAAACTCCAGATAAAAATGGTCGAAAGGGAAAGTATATTAAGTCTGCATTTACTCATGATTATAAGGCGTTTAACTCGTCAGATTTAATAGATGAGTCAGGTGGATTTAATTGTGGTCGGCCATCTGGATTCATAGAGGATTGGAAGTCTGTACCAGAAGCAACCAGAAACCTTATAACTTCAGTTAAACGAGTTAGAACAATTTTTGGTACAGTTACTTTGGAAGATGGTGAAGCCACTAATGATGCAGGAGAGCCTGTTTCAACGGATGGCACTGCCGTACCTGTGTTATGGGAAATAGAAAACAATACTGCATTTAAAATAATGGGAGAAGCATTAGCCAAGTATCGTGATGCAGGTAGGCTGTTTCCTCAACATACCATTGCACTGTCCACTGAGGGTTCTCCTATGGCAAATGGTAACATGTTATATCAGCCTGTTTATAATGTTGAGTTAACCAAAGAAGTTAAGCTTGAACCAGAAGACAATGAAACTCTTATGAAATTTCAAGCATGGGTTAACAAATATAATAAGTATATTAAAGAAGCATACGAGCAAAATGCTAATACCAATCCTTTGTCAGATGAAGAAGTAGACGTTATTGATGGCTTCATTACTGTAGAAGAGGGCTAGTATATGGAACACCCTGCAGAACTTCTCGTTCATTCATACCTTGACGATGCTCGTCAGGGACTAACCACAATGTCTGAGGAAAATATACAGGGCATAGTCAAGCATGTGGAACAAGCAGTGCGTAAGCAATTTAAAACCAGAGAATCTAGAAAAGATTTTCGCTTACGGGCAAGCAATGTAGGTAGAGCATCTTGCCAACTTTGGTTTCAGAAGAACAAACCAGAGGCTGCTATTCCACCCTCCTCCCATTTTTTAGTGAGAATGATGATTGGAGATATTACAGAGGCTGTGTTCAAGGGTCTTCTAAAAGAATCTGGTGCTACGTTTGAAGAACCAGAAAGAACAGAAACAGAGATAGCTGGAACAAAAATTCAAGGAGAATATGATTTAGTATTAGATAACAAAGTGGATGATATTAAATCGACAAGTCCTTGGAGCTACAAGAATAAGTGGGTAGATGGAGAAACTATAGAGAAAAGTGACCCATTTGGATACATAGGACAATTAACCGTGTATGCAAAAGGAAAGGGAGTAGAGCCGGGAGGTTGGTGGGTTGTAAATCATTCCTCTGGTGAATTTAAGTACATTAAATATACAAGTGATCCAGATGCTGTAATGAAGAATCTAGAAAAGACTGTAGAGGCAGTGGCTAGTAATGAGTTTAATAGATGTTTTGAACCAGTGAAGGAAACCTTTTATGGAAAGGAGACAGGGCGATATGTGTTGAGCACAGAGTGTAAGTTTTGTAATTTTAGGCACACTTGTTGGGGTGACAGGTTAACAGAAGAAGCTTCCAAAGTTAGTAAAGCAAAAAGTAAGCCTATGGTTAATTATGTATCTATGTGAGAGTATCTTCTTGCTTTTTATAGAAAGGGTATTTATATGACAGATAAAGGTGCACGTAAAGCTTTTGATAGAGGTTTATACATAAAGGCAGATACACTAGGAAAGGATGTAATATCCTCTTGGCTATCGAAACAAGGGCACAGCATTACTGACACTACAGAGAAGTATAGCTGTGATATTGTAACAGAGAAGAATGGTATTAAGCATAACACTGAAGTAGAAATTAAGTTTTCTTGGAAGGGAGATTGGCCTGA